GCCGCGGGGGGGCGGCCCCCCGGCCGGGGCGTCGGGGGAGCCGATCCGCTGCTGCCGCTCGGGGACCGCCCACGACCACCCCACCTACCGGTGCTCCGACGGCACGTTCGTGCGCGGCTACGACCAGATCGGCAGTTGGCGCCCCGCCGTCCCCGGCGACCCCGGGGAGTGGCCGACTCTGGACTACCCGCGAATCGTCGTGATCGACGGGCTCCTGGACGACGCCCAGGTCCAGTACACGATCGCCGACCGCAAGACCGGACCCGACAACGAGGTCCGGTGGGAGGCACAGAACCTGAACGGCGACACGGTCGGCACGTTCTGGGAGGGCGGTAGTGCCGTCGGTTCCTATGTCGTGCTCGAGGAGGGAACCAAGCCAGTCGCTCCCGCGGCCCGCCCCGCCTGGCCCGCTGAGGAGCGGATCTACGTGCGCAGCGCCCGGATGGACGGCTCCGACGTCCAGGACCTGATCGGGACTCGGATCGATCACCCGAGCGGTGAGCGCCACGCGACGTACCCGCGGTACGAGATGCGCGACCTGGACGGAGACTGCGTGGGCGAGTTGTGGAACGACCAGCCCGAGGACGTCGACCAGATCATCGACTGGGTCCCCTGCCCGGTCCGTGAGGACGCCGGTGAGTGGCCGACCGCGAAGCGGATCCAGGTCCTGGCCGGGACGATCGACAACGAGCGGATCACCGCCCCGGTGGTCGCCGAGCGGGTCGACTGGCACGAGAACGCGTTCAGCAAGCGGGAGTGCTTCCCCAAGTACCGGATCGTCCAGGGGACCGCGCCCGTGGGAGCGACCGACGCCTTCTACAACAACTACGACTCCGACCGGATCACCCGGTACGCGGTCCTGGAAGAGGACAGCGATGACTGATCAGGTGGTCGTCTCCTACAGCGAGCTGGACGCCTACAGGCAGTGCCCGCTCAAGCACCAGCTCGCGTACGTACAGCGATGGACCCGCCCGGCCCAGCCGGGCGGGGCCCTCGCCCGGGGCTCCCTGTGGCACGCAGTCATGGAGACCCACTACCGGGCGCTGGCCGACCACCGGACCCGTGAGCGCGTCTACCAGGAGGGGCTGGACGTCGTGATCCGGCCCCTGATCGACCCGCTCCTGTCCGACGGCTCGGGCCACCGCACCGAGGACCAGGAACTGATCGCCTGGATCTACGACGGCTACGTGGAGGCGTACGACATGGACGCCCAGTGGCTGCCGCTCTACGTGGAGGAGAAGTTCGAGGTTCCGCTACCGGACGCCTTCGGACGCGACAGCCGCTACCGGCTCAAGCTCCGCGTCGACCTGATCGTGCTGGACATACAGACCAACTGCGTGTGGATCGTGGATCACAAGTCCGGCGCGGCGCTGCCCACGCAGATGGCGCTCGAGATCGACGACCAGTTCGGGCTCTACCAGTGGGCGATCAACCGGCTGGCGGGCTCCGGTCGGATCGACCTGGGCGGTCGCCCGATCATGGGGACGATCCATAACGCAGCGAAGACCAAGCAGAACGTCGGAGACAAGCCCGGCGGGCGGGGCAAGCCCCAGAGCCTGGACCAGCGGTTCCACCGGACTTTCATGAACCGGACCGCGGCCGAGTTGGAGAACCTCGCCTACGACGCCTACTGCGCGGCGTACAACGCGTACCCGCCCAAGTCCAAGACCCGACCGATCTACTCGAGCCCAGACCCGCGGACCTGTTCGTGGAAGTGCGACTTCAAGGAGGCGCACGTCGCGGCCCGGACCAGCGGCGACATAGTCGACGCGGTCCAGCGGTTCGGGTTCGTCCAAGACTTCACACGTCACTAACTGAGAGAGGAAACAACCGTGGCGAAGATTCAGAGAACCAGCGCCCCAGCGCAGCCGGCGGCCCCGACCCCGGCGCCGTCGCCCCGCCCCGTGGCGGGCCTGTTCAAACCGTTGAAGGGACGCACCGAGTACGTGCGCGCCCTGTTTTGGGGCCGGGAGGGCTCCGGTAAGACGACCGCCGCCCTGCGCGCCAGCCGCAACGGCCGGATCCTGGTGATCGACTCCGAGGGCGGATTGAAGGCCGACGCCCTGGAGCGACTCGGCGTCGACCCCGACCAGGTCGTCGTCCTCAGCCCGCCCATGGGTGGCTCGCTGGACTACGAGACTCTGGACGCGGCTTTCCACCAGGTCAAGACCGACCTGGCCGCCGACCCCGAGTCGTGGTACGCGGTCGTGATCGACTCGCTCACCGAGCTCGTGGCCGCCCTCGTGAACTTCGCGGCCGACGACCGCGTGACGAAGGCCCGAGCCCGCGGGATCCAGATCGACCAGGTCGCCCAGTTCGACACCGACCGCGGCGACTACGGGACGGCTTCGAAGATGTTCCGAGACCTGCTGCGCAAGTTCCGGACTCTGGACTGCCACCTGATCGTCACGGCGCTCGAGCGCCGCACCGTGGACGCGGACACGGGCATGACCGTGTACGGGCCCGAGGTTCCGCCCGCCGTCAGCAGCGACGTGCGCGCCTACATGGACGAAGTCCTTCACTTCCGGGCCGCCAGTGACGACAAGCCGTTCCACGCCGTGTCCGGGGGCACGAGCCGTTACCACGTGAAGGACCGATCTGGTAAACTCCCGACCACGATCGACAACCCGTTCTTTGACACAATCGCCGACCTGATCAACAAGGAGAACTGAACCATGCCACGCCTGAACGCCGCTCTGCGCCAGATGACCGAGAACGCCCAGGAGCGCTCCTTCGGTCCGATCCCCGCGGGCAAGTACGTCGCCCGCCTGACCGCCGTGGAGGCCAAGCAGAGCCAGTCCGGCAACCCGTACTGGAACGCCACGTACCAGGACCTGGAGGCTCTGGACGGCCGCAAGCAGCCCGGCTCCCAGTGGCTCGCGCTGAACCTCCCGGACGACGGCCCGGTCCCGGAGAACTACCGGCCCGCCAGCTCGAACAAGCCGCCCGCTGAGGCGTGGCGTGCCCGCCAGGAGATCGCCGCCAGCCGCCTCAAGTCCTGGTTCCACGCCCACGGCTTCACGGTCGACTCGGACACAGAGGAGATGATCGGGTCGTACGCCATGATCACCGTGGTCCAGGAGACGATCCAGCGCGGCCAGCGCGCGGGCCAGGTCGGCAACCGTGTGACTTTCGTGGAGGAGGTCCCGGCGGGCTTCGACGAGCCTCAGGACCGCGTATCCCAGGAGCCGTCGTTCAACGGACCGGTTTCGGCCCCGGCCGCAGACACGGACAGCCCGTGGGACGCCGCTGGTGACTACGACGGCGACGACGCGTTCTGACGCGCCCGTGTGCTAGACTTGGTGGGCGGCTCGGTGACTTAGGCTCCCGGGCCGCCCACCGGCTTATAGGAGACAATTATGAGACTGAGTGATTTCACCAGCGCCCTGAGCGACGACGCCCCCGCCGCCGCCGCGGCCGACATGCTGCAGTCGGCCCTAGACTGGGCCGCCGCCGGTTGGTACGTGTTCCCGCTGCGCCCCGGGAGCAAAGCCCCGCTGCTGCCCCGCAACCGGGACTGCGACAAAAACTGCCACGGCACGTGCGGTAAGGACGGCCACGGCGCGTGGGACGGAACCGTCGACCCCGAGCGGATCCGCCGCTGGTGGGGGAATAACCCGAACGCCGGGATCGGCGGAGCCACCGCCGGCCGAGTCGTAATCGACCTGGACGTCCAGCACGGCGCCCCCACCGACCTGCCGTACCCGCCCACGCGCGAGCACCTGAGCGGCCGCGGTAACGGGAACAAGCACCTGATCTACCGGGCGGTCGACGGCGGACTCAGCGAGCGGATCCGCTCGGGCACGAACGTGCTCGGGCCTGGCGTCGACATACGCGCTGGGGGAGGGTCATACGTGGTGCTGCCCCCCACGCCACACGAGGCTACCGGACTACCCTACCGGGTCGACGACGCGCACGTGCCCGAGGCCGAGCTGACCGACGACGCCGTCGTGGCGCTGTGGACCGCCGCCGGGGCGCCCGTCCCCGGGACGGACCCGCGCACACG